CCTGGTAAAAACTTGAAATGAACAAAATATTCAATCTTGTTTTTCATTGGGTCGTCGGCGTTGAAATTTCTTCTAATGGACAGTATGTTCTCTGTAGTTGAATCAATCGTAACGATGTACGGAAGCTTGACCCCCGTTTCTTGGCCACTTTCATCCATATCTTCAAACCCTTCTAGGTCTAAATTACAGTGGACTTCGTATAAAACACATACCTCATCGCTTTCACCACTTGGTTCTATACCTTCTAGTTTCTCTTTCTCCGTATCCAAAGAGGAATAATTGCTAGGCTCCTCACCTGGCTCTAGCTCTGTTCTTTTGTAAAACCCTATTGCCTGTAGTTTTTTGACGTCATTTTCTGGCATCTTAATCAGATGCGTAATACGTGGGCAAGACTCTAGATCAGTCGTATAGTAAGGAACGATTAGATCTTCGGGTGCAATAAACTTAGATACAGGTCTTTGTAGGTTCTCGTCGTAATAAACTTTTTTAAACGCAGATCCAGCCAAAGGTAGATAAAATAACATTTGGTCTAAATCTTCATCGTACTCTTCCATTACGTGTACGATTTGGTAATTCATAAACTCGCGCACTCGTTGCGCTTGTTCTTCTACTGTAGAATCATAAGCACCAACCACTTGAGTTTTAACTGGACCGCCTGCGGGTAATAATTCTTTATAAGCCTGCGCTTGGAACTGAGTAACGGCCTCTCCTAATAACGGATGAACCACACCACTAGCTCCTTCAAATGGTTCCGAGCGGGTTTCATCAAAACGCATACCTAAGTATTTCAAACCATCGGTATAAGTTTTTTCCCAGTCTTCTCTACTAGAACGATCGGATTCGATACTGCCAACTAAATCTATATAGATTCTACCAAGTTCGCTATCGGGTAGTATCTCTGCCAAGTTTTCACTAAACTCAGAAGTCATTTGCATTTCGGGTGCGGGTCCTAGTAAAGCCGAACCGTCTTCTTGTATCTCTACGTCAGCTTCTTGTAAACCTTCTAATACCTCAATAATATCGCTTTCCAAACCATCGGCAGATTGCGTGGTCGTCATATCCACCTCTTCGGGCATTTGGTTTGCTGGATCAGGTGTTAGTCTTTCTATCGCCATCAGTAATAAATCCTCTGTCTTACTCCCATATCATCGTCATCGTAGTCGGAAGCCAAATTCAAAAAGCCACCTTCTCTGAATCGCATGATTGCTTGCGTCATAGTATCACATAGGTCATCGTTTTTACCAAAAGGAAATGAAGCACACTCTTCAATCATCTCTTCGGCAAACATACGTTTGGGTGCGTAGACCATACCTGCTTCAAAAACTGGAGCGACTGAGTGCATACGAGTGGTTTTATCATGGCCTCTTGTTGGTGAATAATTCACGACAGGTATGCCCATACGTCTTAGCTCTTGAGTCAAAGGTGTACCTGAAGCCTTGGCTTCAATCAACACCATATCAGTATCCCAGTAGTTGTACTCGCGCATCGCTATCTCTTTGAGTTCGGGAAAGTCCCAACGCCCTTTTTGACAATCCAAAAGAATAATAGAATCGGGTGCATCATCAGATGGTCTGAATACACCCCACGTAGATATAGCAGAAAAGTCAGAAGTTTCTTTTCTAGAAAAAGCAGTATCGTAGCTTTGCATAATATATTGCACGTTGGGTAAGCTGTCGTATTCCCAAGGTTGCCACCAGTCGCGTTTAATAATAGAACCTTCTTCCGCTGTCGGGTTTTGCATCCACTGAGCGTTCCATTTCATACCAGGCAGAGATGCCTTCACTTTTAATAATTCGTCTTCAGGCCAGAACTCGGGCCAGAGCGGTTTGTCGGTTTCAGGAAAAATGGCTGGAAACTCGATTACTTCCCATTGATCGGCAAGTGGTTCCTTTTGCGCTTCTAATAACTTAGCAGTCAAATCAATAGCACTCCAGCGAGTCATTACAATAACGATAGATCCGTTTGGTTGTAGACGCTGTCTCGGACCAGAGGTGTACCATTCATACGCGGACTCTAGGGCAGACGGACTCAAAGCGTCTTGCTCAGAATGAGGATCGTCAATAATCAGTAGATCCGCACCACGTCCCGTAACCGCTCCGCCTACACCTGCGGCGAAATACTCGCCACCTTTATTGGTTTCCCAACGACCCGCAGATTTGTTGTCGGCTTGCAGTTTAACTTCTGGAAATATTTTTTTGTAATCGTCTTGATCCATCAAGTTACGCACTTTACGACCAAATCGTACAGCTAATTCACCCGTATGCGTTGTCTGCATAATTTTCATCTTGGGCTGGAGTCCCATAATATAGGACGGAAAAAAAGTGGATGCGAACTCAGACTTAGTATGTCTGGGTGGCATATTCACAATCAAACGTCGGCACTTGCCTTCGGCGACTTCTTGGAGTTTTTGGGCGAAAACTTTATGGTGGCGCCCGCAGATAAACTCAGGCCAGATATGTTCTACGTAGTTGATAAAACTACTTTGGCACTCTTCTTGTATTTGGAAGCCGTCTAACTTCTCTTTCAACATCAGAGCTTCTTTCAGCTCTGTTTCGGTTAAACTGGATAGATTCATCAATCTAAACTGTCTATAGCATCGTCTAAGTCAGTCCTTTGCAGTTTTTTTCTGAGAGCGATACTTTCAACTTTTTGCGGGTTATCTTGTATATATTTGGTTATTTGTTTTTTCAAATCTGGGCTAAAAGGTATAGAGCCAGGACTACGTGCAATATTTTGCATATATTCTTCTAAAGACTCTGCTCCAACCGCCATATCAGGATTAAACTTCTTACCCGCGTTATCAAACATAATTGAATAGTTGGCGTTGATCTTACGTTGTTTTTCGAGGGCGTCGGCTACGTCGGCGGGATTTGCGTTGGGTGCGTTGATAATACGTTCTTGTTGTTCGTATATATTTCTAAATATTGGGTTGTATTGTTGTTTGACCGCAGCTATATCTTCTGGCGCCATACGCGCTAGTTTATTAGCAAGGTCGGTAACGGCTTTACTGCCAACTTTGAGTAACGCTGCACCTGGTATTAGATCGGTTATACCCATACCCATCTGTATCGGATCGCCTTCTTGCATACCCTTTTGCAAAGAAAACCCAGGTAACATCTCTAGGATATTGGAGCCAATCGAAGCGATACCACGTTTGATGGGGCTACGTTCCATACTGATTGGATCCATTTTCAAAGCGCGGGTCAGAGGGGTACCGAAAGCTTTACGCTTCTCAGCTTCAGTTAGGGGTTGGATTGAACCTACGTCGGGTAGTTCAGCCATCTTACATCATCTGGGCTAGTTGTCCGTCGATAGAGTCTTGGCCTTGCATTTCTGAGGCGACCATCATCATCACTTGCTGGATGTCTTCTTCGTCGAGTCCCATCTCTTTCAAGGCGGCAACGATTTGTTCTTCACTAGCGCCAGATGCAATCATCTCCATTACCATCGTCATCACTTGTTGTATGACCATTGCCTCTGGAGCTACGCCTTGCAGTTCTTCTAAGCCTTTATCGATTTCGCTTTCTACTGCACCGCCCTCGGCAAACTTGTCTGTTTTGGCTGCTATCTTCTCAACACCTTCTCTGCCTTTGGGTCCAGAGTCATACATAGCCTTCAAACCTTTTGGAAGTGCATCGACATCAACTTCATCGCCTGCGGCGAAGCCGAGTTGTTCTTGTTGCATCATATTTCTTTCCATAGCTACTTGTCCCATATCTACCATAGGCCTAGCTCTACTCATCGCCTCTTCAAAACTAATCATACCCATACCAAAAGCTTTGGCGTCATTATCGGAAATGGTTCTGCCCATATCGGCTGCTGTCTTTTTTATCATCATCATACGTTGTTCTGCTGGAGACATACCTTGTCTTGCGCCTTGGTCGGCCATCATCATATCTATATTGACTTCTTCACCTTTTGCGAATCCTGGTCGCATCACAGGGAACCGTTCCATAGGCATATCCTGAGGCATAAAATTCATAGGCAAAGAAGGTTCCGCCATTATATTGTTAGGAATTGCAGATGGCATAGGCATACTCTGAATACCACCGAATTTAGGATTATTTCTTATCAACCTTTCAAAAATAGATCCACCCAGTCCGCCGCTAAAAAAATTAGGTCTTGGCGATTGTCTACTCATACCAAACATTCTATCGAATTTGTTTCCCATAGATGTAGGTTCAGGAGATATAGGAGGTTGTACTTGACTCCTAACTTTTTTTATAGCTTTCCTTAAAAATGACATACCCTTTCCTTTTTTTATATTTTATAAAGTCGTTGCAGGCAGTCAAAATGTTAAATTTTTGGAGAAAGCGTGAACAAAGCTATCTACCTGCAACTCCTTTTCAAAAATTATATAGGCAAAAGATAGTTGT